CGCCACCCGAAACCAAGTCCATGGCATAGTGTGTCAGGCCGGTTGCACTTGTGATTGTTGGATTGTAATAAATGCCAGTAAATTCCGACGTGCTGGTTGTGTAGTTTAGCGTTGGCATTAAGTTGATGCCATATTGTTTTTGTCCTGAAACCGGAATAGTGCTTTGCCCAAAGGCGTCACCAGTAAAAAGTTTCATCAAAGACATTTCACCGCCATAAATTGTTCCATTGTTGCTGTAAGACCCGTTAAAAGAAAAAACGGATTTCACTGTTGAAGTGGACGCAAACCGAAGGTCGCCAATAAAACTTAGTGCATAAGCGCCGGAAGGGTTCATGCTGTTTGTCTTTGTCCATCCGTCATTTGTCGCCGATATGTACACCTGATCCCTGAAAGAATGTGCGCCAGTGTAAAGCTGTATTCCGTAAAAAAGACCCTGCGCGCGCAAAGTTCCGTTCACGTCAACTTTGTAGCCAGCGTCTGTTGCTGATTGTGGTGTTGCGCCAAAATAGGTGTTCCCGCTGGCAAAAGTTCGCATTGATCCAATCACGTTGTCGTTTAAACTTCGTATGCCAAAGTTTTTCACACCTGTGCGAATCCCATTGTTAAATGTGGGCAGCACGTCAATAGCAACAAGGGTGTCGCTGTCAGCTGCTGCCGTCAAAAGTCCTTTGATTAAAACAGACCGTGCGATTTTGCCCGATGCCGTCATTGTAGGATCAAATATTTTCTGCCCAGTAATTGTTTGCGCACCGTCAATGGTGACATAGTTTGACGCATCGCCGGAAGATTTCACCCATGCGCTTTTGTATTTGTACCAAAGCAAACCATCTGCAGGACGAATGACAATTTGCGCACTGTCTGCGGTTCCACCTGTCACGGTATCTTTCACGGGAATGCCTATTCTCCCAGTGAATCGTTGTGAACCAGCCACGGTTGTCCAGCTTTGAGCACTGGCACCCATGGAAATAATAATCAGTAAAAAAGTAAGGATTTTTTTCATTGTTATTCAGTTACAATTTTGGAATACAAAACAAAAAGGGTTTCGCCATTGTCCACGGTTGTGCCGTCAATCAATGTCAGCTTTGCCAGGTTCTTGTTCCACACATACTGTGACGGTTTCAGTGGCTTGATTTCTTTTTCAATCTGCACAATGTCAAACCCGGTCAGCAAATTGCCGTCCAAGTCGGTAAGGGTCACAACGGTGGTTCCGTCTGTGCCGCTGGTGAAAAATGTGTTCAGTACCATTTGATAAGTTGTTGAAGGGTTTGGCGGTGGATTGTATGGGTCGGGTGTTGGCGTAATTGAACCACCATTTCCGCCCAGGTTGTTGGTGACATAAAACACACTGCCATTTCCTGAAATGTTGGTGGCATAACGGACACCACTGGCCGAAAACGATGTGTTCAGCTGTTGATCCTGCACCAGTGTTTCATCCCATTGGAATGGCTGCCTGCTGTTCACGGCTTCATTTAGGCCGTTGATGCCGTTGTCCTGCAGCAGCTTGAACAAATAGTCAAGCGCGCCGTAAGTCTGCAAACAAACGTCATAAATGGATTGCCCAGCGATTGCGTAGTATGTCGTCATTTTGTAGCATTTGGGTTGATGGTCAAATTTCCTTCCGCACTCACTTCCACTTCGGGATTGCTCACATTGTACCCGTCAGATATTAGTTGGATCCGCAGGTTGCGTTTCAGCGTTTGTTCCTGTCCTGCACTATTGAAATACTGGAAGACGCCCACGCCATCGGCTGGGTTTTCCTTCCACCATCCGGGAAATGCATTCATGGTGTCGGCAATGTGCTGCGCGTCACTTTCTGCAATAGCCAAGTCGCCGTTTTCAATCAGCAAATCGTTTCCATATAGTGCGAAATCTTGGTTCATTACTGCGTGATTTTATCGTTTTCAATGTCTGCCCTTTGTGTCGGTGTCAGCACTGTTGTTTCTGTTGCGGTTGTCGGTGCTGCTGTTCCGGTGCCAGTGGACAGTGTCAAAATATGCGTGTGCGCGTTGTACTTGGTCACCAGGTTATTGACAAGGTTTTCAAGGTTGTTCAGCTTAGTGACAAGGGAAAGCAGCTTCACCAGTCCGCCTAGTTGTCCATCGTTGAATTTGGTCAGGCCATCCGAAATGGTCAGCTTGGTGTCTGCTATTTCCAGCAACAACCCGTCCGCATCAATCTGCAGGCTTGCGTTGTTTTCACCGGCCACAATCAGCACTTTTTCCAGTTCGCTGAACATGGCAATAAATGGCTGGTTAAAAGTGGAATAAACAACCAACACGGTGCTGTCAACTGCGGGCACAAGCAGGAAACCGTCGTCCACGCTGGCCATCAGTTGCACGTTTTCAATCGTGACCGCGCCCTGGCTGCTGATGGTCGTCACAATACAAGTTCGGGCAGCCACGTCCACGCTGTCCACCGTAGCGGATAGCAGGCGCACGTTGTCTGTCAACTGCGTGCCGCTGATTTTTTGTATTGCTTCTATGATTGACCTGTCGCCCATTATATCTGTTTGCCTTTTTCGTTAATTCTGAACAGTAAAAAATCCAGTTCTATTTCTTGACGCAGCCCGCCCACACCACCGGTGTACTTGACAGACTTCACCACATACCTGCCATTGCGTTCCGGCAGTATTGGATCCAGTATATTGACATAGTCACCCACCTGAACGAATGGTGCGCCGAACGTCACGAACTTGCCTTTGAAACCGGTGTAAAAATATTTTCGCAGTTCATTGGCGGCCAGTGTTGCCAGTTCGCCCGTGGTGGTTGCCCCAGTGAAATGCAATGTCCTGCGCTCGCCACCTGTACTTGGTGGAATTGGTTTTTCTTTGGTGCCTACGTCCACCCTGGGTGTGTCGCTGCCATTGGCAAAAGTCACCAGCACTTCAAGACGGCTTTTTTTAGTCTTCGGGTGGCCGTCCTTGGTAGTCTTGCCCGTGTTTTCTTCAATGGTGTTGGTGGCCACTGCTGACAGCGTAATGTCGTCACGTCTGCGATATTCCAAACCGTCGCTGATTATATTGCGCTGGAACTTGAACGTGGCGTACTGCGTCCGTGGTTGGCCATTGGGAAGTTTCAATGCGTCTTCCGGCAAATACTTGAAGGATCCGCAGCGCAGTTCACTGCCCTTGAAATAGGCTTCAAAGTGAAAGTCTTTGCGCAGGCGTGCCAACACTTCCGCGATGGTTTCGTTCTGCGTGATAAAGTCACCCAAAACAGTTTCGGTGGTCTTGTTGACAGTGAAAGGCAGACCGGCGTTGCTGATCATTTCTTCCAGCATCTTTTCCACGGTGTATTTTTTACTGGAAAAGAAACCATTGTTCCCACCACGTGCCACGGCCTTTTTCATCAGGTACATATTGTCCTGCACTTGCAAGACAAACGGCTTTTTGCTGGTCACCTGGCTGATGAAACCTTCAAACACGGTTTGCATGGGTGCAATTTCATTGCCACGGCTGTCATAGTAGGCATAGCCCCAGCGGATCACTACTTTGTCACCACGCAAAAAATACGGGTTGCTGTTGTCAAATCCGCCCAGGTTCACGTTGGTGCCTGCCAGCGGAACACTTTTGCCGCTTTTATCCTTGATGTACACATTTTTTGGCAGCGTGATGGTTCCTGAATCGGTCAAGGAATCCCATGTGGTGCTGATTTCAAAGTCATGGCAAAGGTTGTACACAATCACACCGCTGCGCTTCGGGAAATCCGAAGTGGGTTGCTGGGTGAAAGTGATATTTGTCAGGACGCGAAACATTAGAGCATTAAAAGTTCCAGCGGTGTGTCGCTGATGGCATTAATTGAAAAATCTTGTTTTGACCACCCGCCAGCTTCTTGCGGCAGGGTGTAGTCATTCACCACTACGTTGAATATTCCCAGGTTATTTAAAAAACTGCTAATCACTGGAACGGGCACTGGTGCGTCCAGCATCCTTTTTAACGCCAACAATTCAGACAGTGGCCTTTGACCATTTGCGCCTGTGATTATTCCGTTGATGGACACCTGGTAGTCGTCCAGTCCGATGTATTCTTTCACCGTTCCGTCTGCGCCTTGAATTTCTGTTTTGACAATCTTTTTCGGCTGGGTGACGGTACACAAAACAGTCACAAACGTGATCTTGTCCGTGGTCTTGGTTTGGTTGGTGTTGAAATCTTTGTATGTAACACTGTCAAAAGTCAAGTCAATAACAACCGGTGTTCCCAGCGCTGATTTGTACAGTTCGGGATCCTTTACAGTGGTCTGATTGATTTTGCCTTCGTAATTGTTTGCGGGTTGGTTCAGGCTGCGGACATTTTGCAAATTGAAAGTGCGCACAAGCTGCTGCAGTGAAACGGATTTCACGACAAGGCCACCAGTGGAAACCGGTTCTGTTTTTCGTGGCAGGTTCTGAATGAATCCCTGTGCGTTATTTTGTGCAAGTGTTGGCATTATTGTCCTGCAATTAATTGTGAATCATTGGTGGCGCTGATAAGTGCCTGTGCCACCATTTCCCGTATTTTTCCGGCACCTTCCGGAAATTTAGGTACATATCAATTAAAATGTACAGGTTCGGCGGTGACTATTACCGTATTGTATCAATT